ATTAGTAATCTTCCACTTAGAAATCATTCTTGAATATTCAGGGAGTTTATCAATGCCTCGCATCGAGAAATTGCTATCTGACGCTTGCTTGCTGAAGGAGCTGGATTCTGTGAGACCAGAAAAAGAGCACTTGTTAATAATGTAAAAACACACAGCACGATATAGATCGGACGTAGAATCATCATTTACTTTCTCCTTGGAATCTAGAAATAAAATTTTTGCCGATGCCTGATCTGGATGGGCGTTCTTAGAATCTTTCAACAGATCAGAAAGTTCTTGCCCCTGATCTTGAAGCACTCGCCAGAAGTTATAGAGTGGTCCATAAAGATCATTGACCCAGATGTCTAGGTGTGGATATCGTTTACCGATTTCCAATGCCACAGAACCGCCACCAATAAATGGTTCACGATACTCAGTGTAATCTTTCAGGTTGGGAATATACTGAAAGAGTTTACTCAGGGCACGACTCTTCCCCCCTGGATACCTGAGGGGTGTCTTCAATGACTTCAATGTCTGGGGCATGGTATTTAAGGTATTCACGAAAGATCATTTTCATTTCACGCTCTGTCATTCCACAATGAGCAGCAGCATGGGGTAGGTTCATTGTAGCATGAAACAATGCTTCATTTGCTTCTGCTACATTCTCGGGTGTCGTTTTGACTTTTGATGTATTCCCATTGCCTCTCTGGTTCTTTTTCAAGTCGCTCATACATTTCCTCCATCATAATAAATTTAGGTTCTTTCTCAATGAATTTGAGCAGTGTCATCGAAACTCACAACTCATCATGATCTCTGTTAGACATGCCAACAGGTTGATCTCTTGATCGGGAACAATAGTAATGTCTTTCATATACTTGGCAATGATAAGAACAGCTTCAGGAATAGAAGCAGGTTTCAATACACCATACAAACTATCATAAACCTTACGCATCACCATACTAGGATCGTTATCCAGATGCTGAACTACCCAGTTCTTTACAGTGGTAAAGTCTTTCTTCTTCAGAGATGTAAGTAGAGAGTCCAGATTAACATCTGCAACGTCAACCAGGATAGCAGAAGTAATACTCCCTGTGGCAGCATAACGCTGACACTCGTTAATAAGACGACGCCAATCAGGATAATACCTCTTGACAAGCTTCGCGAGAACTTTGTCTTCATACTCAACATTCTCATTTGTCAGAATAGTTTTGAGACGAGTAAAGAATTCTCCCTGAAGTTGAGTAGACTGCTCNGGTTTGATTCTAAAATCAACGACTGTACAACGTGAGTGTAACGGTTCAATAATTTTATTGATGAAGTTACAGGTAAAAATGAAACGGCAGTTGCCATGGAACTCCTCCACAGCAGTCCTTAGAGACAGTTGAACATCATTGGTAGTGTTGTCTGCCTCATCAATGATGACGACCTTGTGGGATGCTCCAGACGTGAGAGAGACAGTCGTGGCAAACTGACGGACACGGTTCCTGATAGTGTCTAGGAAACGTCCCTCGTCAGACCCGTTGATGACGATGTAAGAAGCACCAATCTCCTCACACAGTGCCTTAGCAACAGTNGTCTTACCAACGCCTGCTGTGCCTGTCAGCATTAGGTTAGGGAGTTCTCCTTGCTCAACAAAACCCTGAAACACTTGTTTGGTGCTAGCAGGAAGGATACAATCTTCAACAATACTGGGGCGGTATTTCTCCACCCACAAAAATTCTTTGCTCATAATTAATTAGTGTAAACGGAATTCAAAAGAATACGACTCTTGTGTTTTGACGGAGAATGTCCTGTATGAACATAGTTCCCATCAAATACTAGCAGACGATTTGGCAAAGGGTCAATAGATTTCTTNATCTCATAATTTTTTGTGTAATCTATGTCATTGGCATTTACAACTTTCTTATCGTAAATTAAAGTATTGCCATCACTCTCATTCATATAAAGAATTGCCGAAACAAAACTATGATGATTCATATCAATGTGATATGGGTGTCTATAATTTGATGGATTGTATGTAGTCAAATCATACCTGGCACGAACAATAGTTTTACATTTAACTTTTTCCTGAATAGAAAAAAGAGCAGGTAAAGTTATCCACGATTCTTTAGTTTCTTGAATACTATACTTTTGTATAGAATTAAAAATTGTGAAACTAAAACCATACGAATTATCATCTGAAAGTTCTTTCATCGCAGTAATGTTAGGAAAGAAATTCCAAGCAAAGTTAGGTGATGTAAGTAAATCTCTTAAAGAATCAAAGTATGGTTGTGGTAAAAAATTGTCGTAAACTTCAATCATTCTAATGGTCTAGTAAATGATTTAGATACGATGTCCTTGGCACTGAACATCATTTGCATATACTCCATACCCTTCTTAGGTTTGGTATGCTCACCACAGGTAAAGATATCGCAGACTGCCATACCTTTCTCTGGCCATGTGTGAATACTAATATGACTTTCTGCTAGCATCGCCACACAAGTTACACCTTGCGGATCAAACTTATGTGAGTTGATGGATAGCAGAGTTGACTTACANTTTTTAGNTGTAGTGTANACAATATCTCGGATGAACTCTTCGTCATTTAAGAGATCAACATTACACCCTTTCAGTGTAAAGAGAATATGCTTCACGCTGGTTCAAGGGCAATGTAATAAGTCAGGTCAGTGTTTACGTTAGTCCACTCTGAAATGAGGTGTTGAGATACTTTGACTGTATAATCACCTGGGAGAAGACGAATGTTTTCAATCTTAAGATCAAGAGTATAGGTGCCAGTAGTAGAACCTGCCACGGTGATATCGTAAGTATTGCTGGTATCATTCTCTTTGTCCCTAAGGATAAGTTTAATCTCATCATGACCTTCGATTGATTGGAAGGTAAGATCAGGTAGACTATAAACAGCAGATGCTTTCTGTAGAGCAATCAGATCTTCACCAGTCAAACTGAACTGAAGATCAGAACCAGGAAACTTTACGTTTTTTTCTGGAGCAGACTTGAGCGTAATCTCTGGATCAGAAAAGAAATAGCGAGCAGACTGACGACCGCCACGGATGCTGACAAAATTTTCGTTGTCAAACTCAAGCTGAGGGTCGCTAAACAAAGAGATCCCAGAAAGGAACTGACTAAGATCATAGATAGCGAAGTCAACTGGAAAGACTTCCTCACCAGTAAACTTTGCGAGGATGTTCTCTGCATTAGAGATAGTTCTAACCGTGGATCCTTTACGGAAGACAATAGAGGAATTGATAGTGCTGAAGTTCTTAAGAACATCTAGGGTCTTTCTAGAAAGAATAACTTTACTCATTGAGGATAGGTTTCGGTAGTGTTTGATTTGTCAGAGAAGTGGAGCAGCAGCAATGCGTAGTGAAGGATCTTAATGATATCACGACGGGCAGTGCCTTTACGATCGTAGCGTGAAGCATACTTGAGGATGTTGCTACGGCAGAATGCCTCAGCGTCTCCACATGCTTCAATTAGATCTAACGTTTGAATGCTGTCGTTACCAGCAGAATAGTGTTGTCCATAAGTTCCAGCAATGTAATCACTCAGCTCTTTCAACAGAGCATCTTCATTGTATTTTTTCGCCATTCAGTTATCCCAGATTAAGCGTAGATTACTATGGTAGCACTCTTGAACCTTGCCGTCAAGGTCTTTGACAAACAACTTCAAACCATTGCCACCCATAATTTTTACAGTTTTACGATCCTCACCATCTTCGATGATGGCAAGGTTGTTTACGTATCCATGAAGTTGTTTAGTATGATGCATTTTCCTCCTCCTCAGTTTGAACGTCAGCATCGATTTTATCATACAATTCGATGAATGATTGACGAGTCTCATCATCGAAACGATTTACACATACCTTGATCGCCTTCATACGATCACCCCAGATAGCATAAGCACGAATGATGTGGACCAGACGACGGGTAGAAATAACCTCATCGATACCACCATCAGCAAATGTCTTACGAATAATGTCTGCCCAGTTAGCAAGATTCTTACAGAAGTCTTCGTCATGCTTACCTACAGAAGCAGCAACACGTAGCAGAATCTTGCTCTCAGTAGCAGGAGTAGGATACTCTTGCTCAAAGGTCAAAGCAAAACGCTCAAGGAATGCTTCGTTCAGAACGTTAGTGCCAATAAAGCGACCATCTTCAGAACCTTTACCTTTAGTATTAGCAGTAGCAACGACATTGAAACCTGCTTTGGGTTGTACATAACGACCAGTCTTCTTCAAAAAGACACCCTTACCTTCTAAAACAGACTGAAGACAAAGGATCTTATTGGATGCCAAGTCAACTTCATCTAGAAGCAACACAGCTCCACGCTCCAAAGCTTCGATGACAGGACCATTATGCCAAACAGTTTCGCCGTTAACAAGACGGAAACCACCAATAAGATCATCCTCGTCGGTTTCAATGGTAATGTTCACGCGAATAAGTTCTCTATTTAGAGCAGCACATGCTTGCTCGACAGAGAAAGTCTTGCCATTACCAGACAGACCAGTAATAAAAGTAGGGTAGAAAATCTTGGATTGAATGATCTTCTTCACATCAGCAAAGTTTCCAAATGGAACATAGTTCTCGTCCTTCATGGGAACAAGGTTCTCATCGTTNCTATCAGCAACTGGAATAGCAGCAGGTGATTCGTAGGTTTGNTCAAGACGCTCTTGAACTGTCAGGTTCCAAGTGCCACGCTTGACATAGAAATCACGCAGACGCTTGGTAGCAGTAGCATAGGTGATACCAAAGTGATCACAGGCAGAACGAACGTGCTCGGCATTGACATCGTTGCCAAAATTTTCTGATAGGAAAGAAGCGAGTTGAGTTGTAGTGAGATCGAGTTTGGCAGGCATGGTTCGTTTCGTTGATGTAGTTATTATAGGGCAGAGTGGGGCAGAGTCAGGGGCAGAGTGGACGGTTCATCAAGCGACATACTCGATGAAGGAATTTAGTAGTTTCTTGTTGGCAGATTTGGATCCAAGCATCTTTTTAAACGCACGAGAAATCTCACCTTTCTTGGCACCAGTCTCAACATCAAAATCTACATCAGATTCTACAGCGTTATTACTAATCACATACAGAGCAGTGTAACTCTTAGGGAAAGGGACCACAGCAGATTTAGATTTTTTCCATTGCTTCTGTACTTGATCGTAGTAAGAAATATTACCGTAGATAGAAACAAAGTTACTAAGACCACCACTAGACATAATACGAAAACCAAGAACATTCACACCAGGATTACGATCACGCAGTTGTTGAATAAAAACATTAGTCATATCAGACCAAGTATCATTCATAGAATAAACACGACCAGTGGTACGATCTCGTAAAACAGATCTATAATCAAGACGGCGAGGACGAACATAAAATTCATCTTTATGGTCGTTATAAAGTTCACGACCATAAGAAGACTGACATGCTTCCCCGTCAGACAGAACACATACGTTTACTTTTTGTAGATCATTTTGTTTCTTGAATTGAGGGATAATATAATTCAACATGATAATACCCTCATTCAAAGGAGTACCAGAAAGACCAATGCCAATGGTAGATTGATACGAACAAGCATACACAAAAATATATGCCTCACGATACAAGTTCAAACACATACGCTCATAATCTTTAGAGTTAGAGCGAGAAGAAACAAAGTTCATCAAGTGGAACATATTTTTTTGTAGAAAGATCTTACCTTCCATACAACCATTTTTTTCAAAATACTCGTCATTGGAAACGTATTCATTAACACCGTTCTTGATACGTCGAACAGTATAAAACTCATTCGTAAAAGCATACACCTCAAACGGGATCTGAACTTTCTTACAGAAAGCAGTCAGATTCAACAACTGTTTTACTGTAGAAAGAATTTCATTTTGCATAGAACCAGACCAGTCAAGCAAGAATATCAAACCATGATTCTTACCATCAGGAATTACAGTTACTTTTTTGAAAAGATCTTCGTTGTACTTATAAGTATGAAGCTTAGAAGTATCAAGCACACCAGTCTTAGATTGACCAGCACGAGCATAAGCGTCAGC